CGGCCTTCTCCTTATCTCACAAATCGTATGAAATGCAGTCCCTCCTTGGACCCTTGTGGTCCAAATTCAAGGCCGTTATCGCCAAGCTTCGGCAGCTTGGAATCAATATGTTCAAACTTGTTCAGCTTATTCCGCTGGATAAAATCCTCCCCCTCCTTTGGCAGGCTCTCCGCGCTCCTGGCATCGGCTCTTACGTCGCTTTGGCGTCATTCCTTTACCGCTGGTACAAGGATAGGAAAGATGGTGGTGCCCCACCTCCGCAAGGCCCTGGTGCGTCTTCTCAAGATGCTCCCAGAAATCCCTTCGGAACCCTCCAAGAGTCTTCCCACGGTCCCCGGTGCACCTGCCTTAAGTGTCTCCTCGTCTCCCCCTCAGTGCCCCTTCCGGAGTCTTCTTCCCGGTCTGAAGAAGGTCTCTCTCGTCCTCCTGGCTGGCTCGCGCCAGATCAGCTTCGCTTCGATTCGAATGGTGTTTGCATCGGTCGGATCGATTCTCCTGTTCAAATTGCCGGCCCTTCCGATGGACGATTGCCTACGCCGTGTTGTTCGGCTGGTTGCACTCAAACCGGACGTCTCTCTTGCCAGTTTTTCGGTCAAATACGGTCACCATCTCCCTCCTCCAGGTCCAACTCAAGTGGCAGCTCTGATGAAACTGAACGTCGGCGGTCTCCCATTCAAGTTCCGTCTCCGCGCGGCAGTCCTCCTCTCCCGGTACTTCCTGTTCTGGCACGACAAACCGCCGCTGATCGGATCCTGTCCATGGTTGATGAGAGTCCTGTCCCATCAAAAGGTAAACTTCCAGAACCTCGTTTGGTATCAGTCCCTGGTCCTCGCGTCCATGCCGTTGAGCCTGTTCCTGCTCAACCTGTACCTCGTTTGGCGGTATGCGGATCTCTGCATGACGCAGAAACGTCTGGTTTGGCTGACCGGTCTATGGCTGAAGTTCACCACGGCTCTCTCGGTGCTGGCTCTGGGGACTTGGGTCCAAAATTGGGTGTTAATGCGCCTACTCGCGGTCCTGCTCCCGGAAACGTTCGGGCTGCTTCAACTCCACCCCACAGTGGCAGCAGCCTTCGCGTGAAGCCAATGTCCAAAAGCATCCCACGCCCGGAACTCGAAACACGTCATGGTCTCCCCAATCGTCGCCCGTCGCCCGAAGGCTTTTCTGACAACTTGGAACACCTGGAACGACAGTCTCCTCCACCGGTTTTTTGCCCACCCCCCGGCCCCTTGGTCCTTGCTGGCGGCACAGTGATGCACGGTCCGTGCATGAACTCGGCCTGCATCGACCACGTATTCTATGTGCACAAGGACTGGGAATGGGTTACCTGTGCTGCCGGACATGGATTCAACAGGCCCAAGAAAGGACGCCAATCTGCATGTCACTCGTGCCGACAACTTCCCGCCGCTGAGGAACACAGGTTCAACCCGATCAACATCACCACCCCGGTCCGCGAACGAATGCGAGTGCACAACCCACGTCCCACTGACAAAGGTTACTGCTACCTCCACCAACTTGGAGCTCATAATCGTTCGGAAGCAGTCAAGATACTCAACATCTGGCCCACAGTTGAAGAGTGTCATGACTACAGCCCCAGCGACTTCACGGAGTTCCATGGTATGGTCATCACTGGCAAGGACGGGCGATCATATTTCCACTGTGATCCCCAACACGGAACGGCACATCATTGGTCCGAACTCCCAGCTGCGATGCAAGTTGGAGGAACAAACTTGGATCCCACCCGACTCCTCTTGGACTCCAACTATAAGGACCAAGTTCTCCTGTCCATGAGTCGCGAGACCCAGATGGATCACAAGTTTGCCTCGCTCATTTGCAACTATGAGCTCACCGACACACAAGGCAAACTCCTCCGTCAGGTTGGTATTCCGGTCTTCCCGGCTCCCTCGAAACGGCACGAACACCCAGTCCACAAGGCCATTGAGAATTCTTTTCTCTATCAAACTTTGGCCAACTCACTGGTGAATGAGGATGTCTTGCTCTGTTTCATGAAGCCCGCCAAACAGTCCAAACTTGCCGGGGTGGCCCGTTGGAAGAGCTCCATGTTGTGGAACCCTCATCTTACTGCGCGCGACGCTACCAGGTGGGATTACACTCCGGCTCCCACGTCCTACCGTCCAACCGTCGCTGTGCTTCACGACTGCATGCACTTTAACGATCCCGGTTTCATCTTTGCTCTCTTCCGCCTGTGGCCCACGTTGAAGAAGATCTTCTTCACGATCATCGCACCTTCGGAAGCTCTGGAAAAACTGGACTCTGCCAACCCCGACCTGTACACGCTGACGTACCCAGAGAACTCGGACACTTTTCTCTACTGTCTCGAGGACAACAAAGGTGACAACTACGAACAACCCTTCTCCGGGCTGCGTTGGTTGGGCACCAACTCCATATCATGTCCTGGGTTCCCACAGCTCGGTGTTGAGAGATTGCGCTCGGTCTACGCCCACTCCCTCTACGTCGTCACTCCCCAGCCAAATCTAAGGACGGTGGACATACTCCCATTTCCCGACGTCGTACGCTTGCCCGCTTTAGACCCGTTGGTGCCGAACCCTTGTCCCTGGATCCCCCACACTCTTTGGAAACAGGTGGTTCTTCATGCCAACGCTCTTGCCAAGATGACGGAGGAAGATTCATGGGCCAAAATTCGAGCCAACACATCCGGTCCCACTTTCGCACGGTTCCCCCTCACCTCCCTCCACCACATCGTCAAGGTCATGGTCGTCCTCCGAGAGCTCAAGGTTAAAATGGACACACCCATCTATCGGTCTCCTTGGATGAGGTTCAAACTAGCGGTTTTCCTATGGCTGTTCAAGCGTAAATGGGTCTCCTTCGCGCGATTGTTCTTCCCCCAACACTGGCAGTATGCCAAGTTACGTGAGATGCAGCTTCTGCCCGTCTACAAGGCTGTGTTGAAGTTGAGCGGTTGGTCCGTCCCTGCTGTCGCCGATCTCTCTCTGGTTGATTCCGGTCCCGGTCCTTTCTTCACCACTGGTGGTCCTGGCGGGCGTTCTAACGATTCGGATGACGGCTACTTGGTTGAAACCCATTTCCCAAAGGCGCATGATCCCACGCCGCCTCCCGAACCCTTCATCCCAAGATCTGAGGCGGAACCACTTAGCAACAACCGGGTGCTCACTCCAGCCGAGGTCGAAACTCTCTGCCGACGACTCGACTGCAACACGACCAACCTCATCGCTGTCCTACATGCTCTGGATGAACAACATGGCGATCCTCACCACAATTACATCCTGCCCGAGAGCAAACCAGCTGGCTTGTACCACCGCCTTGCCGGTGATGATGGTCTCCAAAGCGGTCAACAACCCCTCAAACGCGCCACCATACGTCTCGATCTGGTCTCTCCTCAGGCAACCATCCATCCCGCCACCGACACCTCCAAGTATGAAAACTCCGTCATGCTTCCAATCACCATCCCCGAAGGACCTCGTGCTCGAATCCCGATGACTGTCAACAACTGCCTTATCACTGCTCTCGCAAAATCTACCGACGTCCCCGCCCTCGACATCTGGAACCTCCTGTGTGATAATTGGCCCTCTACCGATCTTCTGGAAGCTTCCGTCAACAACAAAGGCCTTTCCACCGACCAGGCGCACGTCATCTGTCTTGAACTGGGTATCTCCATCCAAGTATGCTACCCTCTCGGTGCTCCTGCTCAGGCCCCTCGGCATCTCGGAATAACTGGAAAACCTCTCGCCACCATCTCCTGGACACCTGCCTATCTGCAAATACCGAACCACTGGGCTTTTGCAGTCTTTGGACCTATGGAACAACGATCTTGGGAACCTATTCCTGACAGCTTCTCTCGACTGTTTGGTGCTGCCCCCCTGGCTCAGTCCTTCGATTACCTGCCCTTCAAGAAGTGGACCCCCTGCGCAAAACGGGCCCGCACCTTCTTTAAAGCTTGGGTGGCTCGTGATGTTGGCGTTGAATCCCAAAGGGTACTCAAGAATGCGAGGCTGGACCCCGATCAAATACTCACCACTCTAAAGGATCCACGTCCACCTCCCTCTGTCGACACGGTTTTCATCCACGGCGCCGCCGGCTGCGGCAAGAGCTACCCGATTCAAGAAACCATCAAGTCTTGGGCTTCCGATTCCACCAACCGAGACGTCCACCTGGCCGGCTCCTACTTCTGCTTTTTCCGAATTGCACTTTTGGACGACTGGAAGAAAAAACTTGGCTTGCCGGAAACTCATACCTTTTGCCTCAAAACATTCGAAAATATCCTTTCGTTTGAGGTTGAGTTTCTAATCATTGATGAGATTTCCCAAGCCCCTCCCGGGTGGCTTGATTTCATAATGATCTGGAACCAGAACCTCCGACGTGTCATCGTTCTAGGTGACATCTGCCAAGGTCAATTCGTGTCCAGCTCGAAGGACCCACTCCCAATCGACAACCTGCCCTCAACCGCCAAGTCCCTCTTAACTGTCAGCACTCCATACATCAACTTCACTCGGCGAACACCTCAACTTCTGGCTCAACGTCTCGGCCTTTCTACCCGCTCCACTGAAGTTGGTTCAATCACCTTCGGTCATGCCCTGTCTCCTGGAACATGGCAAACTCTGCTCCCTTCAACCAACGACGCTTTGAACTACTCCCAGCTCCTCCAAAGGCCGTGTTACACTTACACCTCGCCTCAAGGTAAAGACTGGGATAACGTTCAACTCGTCGTCACCCAAGCCGCCCTTGTTGCTTGCTCTGCCGAATCTCTCTGGACTGCCGTTACTCGTTGTCGGAAAAACCTCCACATCTGCTTTGCTGCCCCTGTCAATGCTAATTTCTTGGGTTCACACAAATTTTGGGGTCCTCTCCTGGGTTTCCATGCACCAATTAACAACACCAACCTCTTTCCGGAACTCAGAAATCTTCAGCTCATGGACGATCCGATCCAGCGCCCTGTATTCGGCTGTAAAGCGCGTACCGTCGGTGAAGTTCTTTCCTCCTGGACTTTTCAACGTTACGACGAACTACCTCCAAGCTTTCGTGCCCTGATGCCCCTCATCCAAGAGCCCTCCCAACTTGAACCAAAACTGCTTGAGCCAACCATGTTCGAGGAACCTCCACGCACTCATCTACCACCTGGTTGGGACCCTGTTTCCTCTTGCGAAGCTCAACCACCTCGAGCCCGTGAAGATCGCGAACTCTTTTGGAAGGGCCTCATGGGCGCACAGTACGAAGACACTCAAGGTACTCGCCGTGCTCGTGATCAGCTCGAGCAGATCTTTCCTCATCAAACGGCCGGAAGGGATCCTGTGCTCCTACCAACTGCCATTGAGAAAAGACTTCGGTTTTCCACTGAGGCTCGTAACAAAGATCGCTTCGACAAGATGAGCCGCCTAGGACCTGGAATCTTCGAGCGCTTCCGTCAACGCTTCGGCCTACCCGAGAAACATGAGTTTGATCAGGAGCTTTTCCTTCGCTGCACCGCTGAGACTGAGGCCCGCAAATTGGAAAAACCCCTAGCCACCATCTGGAACAACATCGACCGTTCAGACCCTGATTGGCAAAGGAATCACATGTCTGTTTTCGTCAAGTCTCAACACAAAGCTAAGGCCGAGACCCTTGCCTTCCGACAACGACTTGACGAAATGGACGACATCACTCTCCAAGCTGAATTCGCGAAAGCTGGACAAACCTTGGTGACCAGTCCTGACATCAATGTTTTCGAATTGGGCCCCCTTGCTCGCTACATGCGTGAAGTTCTCAAGCAAACACTTCCAGAAAACGTCTACCTCCACGGTGGCAAAACCATCAACCAGTTCAACGACTGGTCAAAAGATCATGCCACCGATGAGAAGACTTTCACCTGCGATTTCACTGCATACGATCAGAGTTGTACTGAGGAAACACTGGCCTTCGAACTGGCTTTCATGGATTATTGCGGATTACCCTCTGAACTCATCGAACTCTACACCTGGATCAAACTCACCATGCATACTCAATACGGCACCACTGCGGTTATGCGCTTCACCGGAGAATTCGGCACCTATGACTTCAACACTTTCTGGAACATGGCCTACATGACTCTTCGCTATGACCCTGACCCCTCCATTGCGTCCTGCTTTTCTGGTGATGACTCGTTATTCTTCGGCAATCTTAAGGAAACTCCCTCTTGGCCCCTCATCTCACGACATTTTACTCTTGTTGGCAAAACGGCTTACTCCAACATCCCGGAATTCTGCGGCTGGTTCATGTACTCATATGGAGTTGTTCGCAATCCGGTCCTCTTAGCCCTCAAGATAGCGTATCGCTCTGCCCGAGGTGAACTATCCGACGTCCTAGATTCATATTTCCTGGAAGCTCTCTTTGCACATCGACATGCTGACCTGCTTTACTCCACTCTGCCACCCCTTGCTCTTGAGGCTCAACGCTGGGTTCTTGATTATTGCTTCCAACATGCTCCTCTCGTGCCCCATCTCTCAACTGTATTATCACCTATTGGATTCAAACGTGTTCCTTGGCTTCTCTTACCTTCTAACTTGCAAACTTTTTTTCTCACTCTTGGTTCAAACTTCTCTACTAGCCTTTAATTTCGTCTTTCGGATTTGCATATAGCTCGGAAATTTAATTTTGACCTCCCATTCACAACCATTAAAACACTAACCTTCACACCCCTCAGATCAAATGGCTGAAATCGCTGGACCTCTTGGCGGTGTTCACGTTGAATCCATCGACCTCGGCTTCTCCACCCAGCTTACCGGCGGTGAAAGCAAGTATATCAGTTTCAAAACCAATGATGCCGTCAACAAGTTTCTGCCTACCTGCATGAAGGCGGAAATTTCCAACATCAAGGTTTTCTGCCCCACTACCGCTTACATCAGCCCTATGCCTGACTCCTGGGGCCAACCTGTGGACAAGACTCTCGCCGGAACTGTAGGACTTTGCCCCGCGCCCGTTGCGACTTCCGTGTACACTCCAAACGTGGTCGTCACGCTCCCTGCCTACCTCTCTGGACAAATGAAACCATCTGTTTTGGTCGGTGAACCCGTCGGGCTACTCATCTGGGTCGAGAAGACCACCACGGTCCAAGTCACGTTCACCTTCCATCGACATGGAATCATGCCTGCCAAGCCCTGGTAGGATGCTCAGCCTACGTCCGGTGGTCAAGGTCAGCAAGCAAATCCACCCCCTCAACCTCGGTCCCGCTCTATTTCTCCTCCTGTACAAACTGCTACTCCTCAAACCCAAGGTCCTCCTCCTCTCAGAAAGAAAAAATACGACAAAACAAAAACTGAGGTTCCCTCCTCTCCAAAGACAAAAGAAGAAAATCGTAAATATCAACATCAGCTCTGGGAAGCTGAAAGAAAAAGAACCGAATCACTTCTCCCTGACACTTCCAAACTCAAACTACAACAACTCTGGTCAGACGCTCAAACTGGAAAACACAATATGGAAAATTTTCAAAGCGAATCAACCGATGTCGGTATTCGCTTCCGTTTTGTTCTTCACAACTGGCGTTTCCAAGGAGAGTTTAGTTATGACGCTGCTTCTCGAGACAAGACCTGGGGTCCTCTTGAGAATGCTTTTTGGACTTACACCATCCCCGACCCTACGTAAGATGTCCCCCGATACGATGTAACTGTATTTTAGGTCTCGAGTTTTCTTTCTCACTCTTGCAATCTTTCGTCTTGTTATGCTGCAATGCTGCTATTGTCAACAATAAAAAAAAAAAAAAAAAAAAAAAAAACTCTCTTCGCGTACCTTGTTGTACTCTGCGTTGATACC